TAGAACAGGAATATCCTGATGTAAAAGTTGAAACCAAGATTTTGACTAAGTTGTTTGCAAGCCTTGGCATTGATGACAAAGCATTCGCAGAAAATCTTGTGAAGTGGGCTGATATCATCCGTAAGACATTTGAAGAAGGTGCAATTGATGAATTGATCTCCACTCGCCGGCTGTCTCACATTGCTGAAGCATACACCATCTTCAATGATAAGATGGAAGCAATCAAGTACTGTATCAATCGTTTTGACGCCGAAACCAAAACATCATTCCTTGATTTGTATACCAAGATTGATGCTGGTGCTGAAGAAGTGAAAACTGAAACAGTATCAGATGAAATTCCGTTCTAAATCTCCTTGGCAGTAATGCCTTAGAGGCTACTTGATGTAGCCTCTTTTTTTATATATAATAGTGTAAGATAATTTAACAGTATGGAGAAATTATGCAATTTGAAATTGATATTCAGAAAATAAAAACCAAAAAACTTTTTGTTGCAACACCAATGTATGGTGGACAATGTCATGGTTCTTATACCAAAGCAATTACCGATTTGATGATTATGTGCACCAAATATGGAATTGAAGCTAAATTGTTTTTCATCTTCAATGAATCACTAGTGCAACGTGCTAGAAATTATTTGACAGATGAGTTTGTTCGTAGTGGTTACGATTATATGATTTTCATTGATAGCGACATTCAGTTTGATGCGACAGATGTTTTAGTTATGATGCACTTTGCGTCTACCCGTGATGACATGGATGTTGTATGTGGTCCATATCCAAAGAAAGCAATCTCTTGGGAAAAAATTAAAGTTGCAGTTGATAAAGGCTATGCAGACAAAAATCCAAATGATTTGGAAGAGTTTGTTGGTGATTTTGTTTTTAATCCAGCAGATGGCGTAACACAATTTAGAGTTGATGAGCCAGTTGAAGTGAAAGAAAGCGGCACAGGTTTCATGTTGATTACCCGTGAAGCACTTCAAAAATACGATAGAGCATTTCCAATGCAAAGTTACAAACCAGACCACATACGCACAGAAAACTTTGATGGCAGTAGAGAAATCATGGCTTACTTTGATTGCGTTATTTGTCCAGACACAAAACGCTATCTTTCAGAAGATTACATGTTCTGTCAATGGATGCGTAAAGCTGGTGGCAAAGTGTGGTTGCTTCCATGGATGCGTTTGAAACATGCTGGTAGTTATATCTTTGGTGGTTCTTTGCAAGCACTTGCATCAATCAATGTATCACCAACTGCTGGTGATGATGTTGTAAAACGAACCACAAAATGATTGAATATCGTTACAGTGAAGATCAAATTTTAGATGAACTACAATCTTACATTGACTCAACATACGGGCAACATTATTCCCGTAACAAATTTCAAGCAACAGAATTCATCATTGATGGTGGACATGGTGAAGGATTCTGTATTGGAAACGTGCTGAAATACGCACAAAGGTATGGCAAGAAAGACGGCCGTAATCGTAAAGACTTGCTAAAAATATTGCACTATGCTATAATCATGCTACACGTACATGACTTGAATGAAGGAAAACAAAATGAAATTCAGTGAATCAACAATTAATGTTCTTAAAAACTTTGCTAGCATTAATGCTGGTATGCAATTCAAAGAAGGCTCAGTTGTGCGAACAATCTCTAAGGGACAAAACGTACTCGGTAAAGCTACAGTAACAGAAACATTTGAAAAAGATTTTGTTATCTATGACTTGAATCGGTTTCTTTCACTTTGCAGTTCTTTAACTGATCCTGAGATCGTCCTTAATTCTGATGCAAATAATCTCACAGTAAAATCTGGCACATCTAAAACCACATACGGACTTGCAGATGAGTCTATGATTGTGGCACCGCCTGTAAAAGAGTTGAAGATTGAAAACTCTGAAGTGAATTTTAAACTGACAAAAGATGACATGAATCAAGTGTTGAAAATGTCTGGTATCTTAGGTCTTCCAAACATTGCAGTAACTGGTAATGGTTTTGAAATTTCTATCTCTGCACTTGACATTAAGAATACAGATTCAGACAACTTTTCAATTACAGTTGGTCGAACTTCAGCCAACTTCCGAATGATTTTTGTTACAGAAAATCTTAAGATGATTCCTGGTACGTATGATGTTGCAATTTCATCTAAGGGAATCTCACATTTTAAACACGTAACCGACCAAATTGAATATTGGATTGCTACTGAAGCCGGTTCTAAGTACGAAGGATAAATATTATGAGCAGTAACGTGATTGTTCCGTCTTCTCCAGAGGACCGCAAAAAGATTCTGGATGCACTTGTTGAAATTTCAAACTCACTCACTCGCATTGAAGCCGAGCGTGATTTGATTAAAGACATTCTTGCCACCGTAGAAGATAAATTTGAGTTGCCTAAAAAGTACACTCGCAAACTTGCAAAGATTTATCACAAACAAAACTTCACCGAGGTCCAACAAGAACAAGATGATGTTGAGACCCTTTATGAGAGTGTTGCTAAGTAACACTCGGCTTGCATTCTAACATGCAATGTGTTAGAATATATTTTTATGTTATGATAAGGTGAACACATGCTACAAGATTTCTTGTGGGTCGAAAAGTATCGACCAAAAACTGTTGAAGACACAATTCTTCCAGCAGACTTAAAGGCAACATTTCAACAATTCGTTGACCAAAAGAATGTGCCCAATCTAATTCTTACTGGTGGTCCTGGTGTTGGTAAAACGACTATCGCCAAGGCTATGCTTGAAGAACTTGGATGTAATTATATTGTTATTAATGGGTCTATGAATGGCAACATTGATACCCTACGCAATGAAATTAAAAACTTCGCATCAACTGTATCATTCTCTGGTGGTCGCAAATATGTTATACTTGACGAAGCTGATTATCTCAATCCGCAATCTACTCAACCCGCACTCAGAAACTTCATGGAAGAGTTTTCTGCTAATTGTGGTTTTATCCTTACTTGCAACTTTCTTAATCGTATCATCGCACCACTCCACAGCCGATGCTCCGTTGTACAATTCAAGATAAACACATCAGACAGACCAAAACTTGCTGGTCGTTTTATGAAACGTGTGACTGGTATTCTGCAAAAAGAAAATGTAGAGTTTGAAGAACGAGTTGTTGCTGAACTTATTATGAAACACTTTCCTGATTGGAGGCGTGTTATTAATGAACTGCAACGTTACTCTGCTACAGGTAAGATTGATACTGGAATTCTTGCAAATATTTCAAGTGACAATTTCAAGGCATTATTTGAAAGATTGAAAGCAAATGATTTCACGGGTATGCGTAAGTGGGTTGCAGAGAATCTAGACAATGAACCATCAGTACTATTCAGACGAATCTTTGATAGCAGTAATGAATGTTTGAATCCTAATTCTGTTGGGCGTATGGTTCTATTGCTTGCTGAATATCAATACAAGTCTGCATTTGTCGTTGACCAAGAAATTAACTTTGTCGCTTTCTTAACTGAAGTGATGATTGATTGTGAGTTTAAGTGACACCATTTGATTACCTAAATGCTATCAATCAATCAAAAGAAAATTTGATGGTTGACACCGACAATGATGAACTGGCTGAAAAAGATTACAAGGCGTTCATCGTTAATAGAGGACTATCTTACTTCTCAGACACTGTATTCTATGCAAACGAAATGAACTGCCGTCATCTTCTTGACAACAAACCTCAATTTTTGTATTTACTAAATACCGTTAGACCACGAAAACGCTTCAGTAAGTGGTTTAAAAATGAAATAGTTGAGGACATTAATGTGATTTCAGAATATTTTGGCTATAGTTATGCTAAAGCTAAACAAGTGCAAAATCTCATAACCTCTGACCAGCTTAAAATCATGCGACAAAAATTAGAAAAAGGTGGCTTGAAGTCTAAGGAGAAGAAGAATGGCGGTGAATATTGAGGACTTACTTGAAGTAAGATTAAAAGAAGAAGACAATTTTCTTAAAGTGAAAGAAACATTGACAAGAATAGGCGTGGCATCCAGAAAAGATAAAACTCTATACCAATCATGTCATATTCTACACAAAAAAGGTAAATATTATATTGTACATTTCAAAGAATTATTTGCATTAGATGGCAAACCAACAGACTTTGAAGAGAATGATTTAGCAAGAAGAAACACAATTAGCAATTTATTGGCCGAATGGGGACTGATTGAAATTGTTTCTAAAAATTCATTAGAACCAATTGCGCCATTGTCTCAAATCAAAATTATATCTTATAAAGAAAAGAATGAATGGTTATTGACGGCTAAATATAATATCGGAACTAAAAAAAGAGACGACAATTACCAGTCAACTGGTGAACGTTAAGCACTTGACAAATGACACACACTATGAGATAATAACATCTCAAAACAAATTAGGAGATTCTATGAAATCCATTACAGCATTGACAGCAGTAGCACTCACTACTCTCTCCCTAGTTGCCGTTGCGGCAGATAAACCAGCAGAAAAGAAACCTGCCGACAAGTCTGTGACAGCAGCATCTGCGCCTGCACCCGCATCTACAGCAGCCTCTAAAGATAAACCACGTCCCAAAGTGATTACTCCAAAAGAGAAGGCTGAAAAAGCTGAAGCTAAAAAAGCTGAAGCTAAACCAGATGCTAAGAAATAATTTTTAGCATCCTTTTTTATCATTAATTAATGAGGTATTTAAAATGGCATTTGTAAATTCAAGCAAAACACAGACAGAACTCTTGGTATCGTACTTGCGTGGTACTGGTCGTGGAATCTCTGCACCACAAGCTAAATCTTTGTTCGGCATCAAAAACCTTCGGGCTCGTATTAGCGAGTTGCGCCAAAGCGGCTACAAGGTTCGTAAAGACATGAACACGCAAGGCAACACAACTTATTTTGTTTCACGCAGAATGATTGGTCAAGCCTAATAAGTCTTATAAATAAACGTATCTCAGGGATGGGAACGTTAATGGCTCTTCTACCTTAGGAGCGTCTAATGCTGGTGCAACGATATGGCACCCCTGTATTCAGTAAGCAGGACTTTAATGATACGCCTTCGGGGTATCAAATTTTATTTTTAACTCGCTTAATAGGAGCAAACTATGTTACATAACATCAATAGTGCTATCGATACTTTTCAAGGCACGAAAACGCAATTCGTCAAAAACTTCGTAAAGAATGAAGAACTTGCAAAACCCCTCAACACTTTCATTGAAGCTCAAACATCTTACGCAAAAGCTGTTGCAGTAGAAGTCAATACGTTTTTTACAACTCTTGGCATGTCTGCATACTCTTTTGATGCTAAGAAAGCATTTTCAACATCAAAGTAAGAGGAGATACAAAATGGGACACACACCAATTCCCGCTATCTTTGGCGGTCCAGGTCTGAAAGACTTTGATAAATTCTTTGTCGGCTTTGATGAGCAATACAATCGGCTAGCAAAAATTCATAATGATGTGACTAAAAACATTCCAAACTACCCACCATACAACATTCGCAAGACTGGTGATAATACTTACGTGATTGAAATTGCTGTTGCTGGTTTCAGTAAACAAGAAATTGATATCACGTTAGAAGACAACAAACTTATTGTTGCTGGTAATACTAAAGACGATGGAGACAATTTCTTGTTCAGAGGAATTGCTAATCGTGCATTCACTCGTATATTTGCACTTGATGACCAAATTGAAATTCAAGATGCAGCTTTGATTAATGGTATGTTGAAGATTGCTTTAGAACGAATCATTCCAGAACATAAGAAACCTAAGAAGATTGAAGTTAATGATGTTGAATCTAAAACTAAAAAATCTACTAAACAATTCTTAACTGAATCGTTGGACTGAGCGAATGTCACGTAAAGTGTTTTAAATAACAGCATGGGTGCCGCAATGGCACCCATTTTTAATTATGGAGATATATTATGCAAAATGAACTTAGAATTTTAAAATTGAGCACAGGTGAAGAGATTGTTGGTAAAATTACAGAACGTAGTGCCGATTTAATTTCAATCGAAAATCCATGTGTACTTGCAATCGCAATGGCGCCGAATGGTAAAGCAAGTCTTCAAATGCAACCTATGCTTATCTTTTCAGAACAGAAAAGGGTAGATATCAATCGTGCCAATATAATATATGATGTTTCGGTTGCGCCTGAGATTGAAAACAAGTATAATGAGATATACAGTTCAGGTATAGTTATGCCTAAAAAGCAATCTATCATTATTTAATGAAATTTTACACACACTTCTCTAAACTTGGCAATAATATTCTTGTTCGTGGTTACAACAACGGCAAGAGGTTTACTGATAAGGTTGAATACAATCCAACATTGTATCTGCCGGCAGGCACAAAAGATGCTGCGTATCAAACCTTGGATGGTCAATCACTTGCGCCTGTGTTACAGGGAACAATGCGCGATGCTACCGAGTTTATGAAACGATATGAAGACGTTGACAACTTCAAAGTTTATGGCTCAACAAACTTTCCTTATGTGTACATCAACGAAGCATATCCAGGAAAAATAGATTATGATCCGCAACAAATTAAGATTGCGAACATTGACATTGAGGTTGGTTCTGAAAATGGCTTTCCTGAACCCGAGTCTGCAAGTGAGCCAATTACAGCAATCACGTTTAAGATAGCTGGACACTTCTATGTGTTTGGTTGTGGTGACTATGAAACCAATCGTGATGACGTAACATATACGAAGTGTCGTGATGAAAATAATCTCATTATGCGTTTCCTTGAAATGTGGGAAGAAACATCTCCAGACATTGTGACTGGTTGGAATATTCAATTCTTTGATATTCCATATCTGAACAATCGTATCACAAAACTCATGGGCGATAATACTGCACAGCGTCTATCTCCATTCCATAGAATCTATGAACGAACAACAACAATTCTCAATAAGCCGCAAACTATGTTTGAGTTTGTGGGTATCGCAACACTTGACTATCTTGAGTTGTACAGAAAGTTTACTTACTCACAGCAAGAAAGTTTTAGCCTCAATCACATTGCATATCTTGAACTCGGTGAAAAGAAACTAGACTACTCGGAAGTTGAAAGTCTTCATCAATTGTACAAAACAAACTTTCAAAAGTTTATTGAATACAACATCCATGACGTTGAACTTGTGGATCGTATTGATGCAAAGATGCAATTGATTGACATGGCGCTGGCGCTTGCGTATGATGCTAAAGTTAATTACAACGATGTGTTCACACAGGTGCGTATGTGGGATACTTTGATTCATAACGATTTGATTGAAAAGAATATTGTTGTGCCTCAGAATGCTCATACAGCTAAAGATTCACAATTTGCTGGTGCTTATGTGAAAGATCCAATCATTGGTATGCATGAATGGGTTGTGTCGTTTGACTTGAATTCACTCTACCCACATTTGATTATGCAATACAATATTTCACCAGAAACAATTGTTGAAGGTCGCCACACAAGTATCTCTATTGATAATTTGCTGAACAGCGAATATCAAGCACAAGGTGAATATTGCATGGCAGCCAATGGTCATTACTTCAAGCGTGACAAGCAAGGCTTCTTACCAGCTATGATGCAACGCATGTATGATGATCGTTCATTGTACAAAAAGAAAA